CCCCGCAGGAGATCACTCTCTTAAGTCTGTATGATACAGCCTTCTGCGGATCCACACTAAGCGGGAGCTCAGTGCGCTCACGAGAAAGGAGCCAGTACGTTAATCCAGCTTCTGCTGGACGCACCGTCCGACGGGTCTGCACAACTAGTCGTTTCCGGGGAAGATCCCCGGTAACTAGTGCAGAATTATCCGAAGGATCGATACCACCCCACAAAGACTGAGGGACGGCACGAGCCCACTTCACCCAGAAGTGATAGATACTCTCAGTGATGAGAGCATCATAACCTCGCCCATCCCATTCAAGGAGATGGTTGAGGTGATTTATCAACTCCGGGAGCTCCGTGACCTCCTTCCTGATATAGAAAGGAGTGATGTCGAAGCCTCTCCAGTAATGGCGTCCACAGGACTCTCGAAGAGAGCCGGTGAAATGTGTCTTTTCTGGATTCATCTTGAACCCGAAGAAGTCGAAGACTTTCTTCAGGCGAGGGACTATGCCAGTCGGACACACAATATCGTCGCCGTACACGGAGATACGACCTTTAACCCTTGAACGTCTGCACACGCTACGAGTTATAGCGTAGAACAGGAGGCTCTCGAGCTCGAAAGTAAAGCCATTCCCCATACTGGAGAACATGCTTAACAAGTGAACACTACCATCCGGAAGGATGGTAGACTTTACTCTCAGGTCGTCCAGCAACCAAAACCACTCAAAGGGGAGCAAGTCGAAGACAAGCTGCTCTGAGATGGAATCGGAAGCACTACTAAGATCCACAGTCGCCAGTTTATTGGCAAATGCTTCCTTCGCTAGCCGCTGGTTAACGGTTTGATCGTTCAGATCTATACCATACACCTTAAGCCGGCGTCGGATGTGGTTACCCACGGATCTTTGGAGTAGCATATTGGCCTCGGGCTCTTTACAAGCCACGCGGTCAATATCGGACTTCTTCGGAACGGTGAAGAGCACACTGGACTCCACAATCTGCAAAGTCTGAGCGGACATCCTCGTTCCCGAGAACGCCGCCAGCCAATGTTTGACCGCAGAGTCCGTAATGTGCGCATCTCCAGTTAACTTCAGCAGGGCTGCGGAGGGTGACCTCCTGACCCTAGTGCTTGCGCCGTTAGTGTGATTTCCGTCCTGAACTACAGACGGGTACTCCAACGGCCCAAGAACCTCAGCGACAAGCTGTCGTATATCAGCAATCAGCTGATCGACAGTAATCCAACCCAGATCCTTCTCCTTCCACGTGAAAAGGCGCTGGTTGGTTCGCTGATTCCGAAGTTCCGTTGACAACCATTTGTCAATGGCTGCCTTCGCTCGCACGTCGGGCGGCGTAACCTTATTGTCAAGATACTTAGAGAGGTATTCTTCTCTGAGATACTCAACTTTGGGGTTAGAGGGAAGTCCCTCAATGAGCAAAGAGAGCTCATCGAGGAATCGCTTTCCGACGCCGTCTGGAAGGGCTGACGGGATGCTGTACGCAGACCGCTTTGCCTTCATGGAAACCTCCTGTATGGATGGTTTGGGGTTGGTGTTAGGCTCAACAGGGTGGAGTACCGACTGTTCGATACCCACCGGAAGTCACTCTTGAGTGAGTGGTTGAGCGGACGGGTTCTCGGCAGGACTGTCAAGGTCCGCGAGAATCTCCGAGAACTGCAGAGCAGTCTCGGGATCGAGCTGTGATAGCAAAAGCGTCGCTACACAGACGATCAGTACCATGAGCCTTTTCAAGCCCACGGGGCTCACCAGATCCCCTCCAGCTTCGTCAGGGTGGAATCAACCACCGTTTGAGACGAGGCAAGAGCGTTGGCAAACATACCAACGGCATTCTGCCGTTCCTGCAGGGACGACGTATCGTCGAACCTGAAAGTGGCGTCGATCAACG